AGTACACCTGGCTGACGGCGGACGTGTCGACCATCGACGCCTCGATCACCGTCGCGGACAACAGCGTCGTCACGACCAACGACGTCATCCATATCGGCACCGAAGCGATGCTCGTCAGCGGCACGAGCGGCGCTGATACGATCGACGTGACGTCGGGGCGCGGGTGGTGGCAGACCATCGCGCAGGCGCACTATACGAGCGACGGCGAAGAGCTCGTGACGCCGAAGGTCACAGTGACGCGGCCGACGACGCTCGAAGGGCGTCGCGCGTACCTGTACCGCTACGTCGACGGCGACGACCTGCAAGGTGACGGCACGCTGGTCTGGCGCGGGGTCTGCTCGACGGATGCGCGCCTCGAAGATGACGGCGCGACGTGGACGATCACGATTGACTCGATCGTCTCGCTACTGAAACAGCCGATTGCGACCGACCTCGATGAGCCGACGACGATTCGCGGCATCTACTATCCGGCGGCCGAGTTTATTCGATTTCAGTTCCTGGAGAGCAACGGCGACGACATCCTCTCCGGCCGCTCTCACGATCGCACCGCGATCATTCGCATGCACGGCTTCTGGGAGACGCAGGAGCAATGGTGCGAGGATATTCAGCTCGCGATTGATCAGGCGAGCAACACGAGCGGCGCGGGCACGACTGGCATCGTCGCGGGCACGACGGGCGTGGTCGAGGTCGAGCAGGCATTCGGTCTCGCACGTCGGACGGCCGACATCTTCGTCGAGGTGCAGGACTCTGGTCATTGGGGGATTCGGTGGATTCCCGATGCCGGTCAGCCTCGACATCTTCTGCTCGGCACCTTTGGCGGATTCGGCCCCGGACTAGAGCTCGAGGGCGCGCTCATCAATCCTTGGGGAAGCACCATCGCGACGCCTAGCGCGCCGCACCCGTGGGTCATCGTCGCAGGAGATGGCGGCGTTACTAGCAAGGGCAAGGTGCCGCGCGGCATCGTCGGCGGTGGCGCTGGTATCGGCGGTGGCGCTGAGCCGTATTCGCCGCAGCGCATTTACCCCGACTTGAATCTGACGGCGGTCGCGCTCGGTTCGATTGGCGACTATGACGTGCAGATTGAATGGGGTTCGGGCACGCCTTCGAGCGGCGCTTATCCGGTGCGCAATGCGGATGCAGACGAGGGATGGGCGCGAGTCGGCGTGGTCGATTCACGGCACATGTACCCTGGCCAACTGCCGAAGCTATCGTTCCGTCGTCGCATTGCGGAGGGCAATATCGGTGATCTTCGCGACGGGCTTGTGACGCTTGCGCCCGACCTCGCGAACGCCGGCGCGATGCCGTTCATCACGACGCAAGATCTTGCGTCATGGACCACCGTTGCAGACCGCGCCGCGAGCGGGCGGCTGCTTCTCGAATCGAGACGGTACATCGTCGGTGGGGAGATTGACCTCGACGAGCTCGTGGCGCAGGAGTGCCGTCTTTTCGGCGTGTTCCCCCGCCTTGAATCGGACGGCAAGATCGGCCTGTCATACCTCGAGCTCCCCACGTCGACCGCCATTCTCGCCGGCACCCTCGACGATGGCGACATCCTCGTGAGCGACCAGCCGCCAACGTGGGAGCGCAACGCGACCGATGGATCCATCAACGTCGCCGAGATGAAAACGGGCTATTCAATCCTCGAGGATGACCACGAAGGGACCACCTTTGTCATTCGCGACGTGACGGCGTTGTCGACGCGCAAGGCGACGCGCAAGCTCGAGATCGCTCCGCTGTCTCTGGACCCGGCCGACTTCACCTGGGACTACGTCTCGGCAGTCGACGTCGCGCGGCGCGTGCTCGCGATCTTCGGGCGACCATACTCAATCGTCAAAGTGGCGGTGTCCTCCGAGTGGCTCACCACGGCGCTGTGCGGCTCTGTGCTCGGCCTTCGCTCGCCGCGCATCCCTAACGTCTTCACCGGTCGACGAGGCGTAGGACAGGGCTCTGAGCAGCCTGCGGTGGGGCTTGTGATCGGTCGGGATTGGGATCTGTCCACCGAGACCGGCACGCTCACGCTCATCGTCTCGGAAGCGCAGACAGCAGGCTACGCGCCGAGCGTATTCATCGATTCGTCGGCCGTCGTGAGCGGCAATCAATACGACCTGAGCGTGACCTTCGATGACCCGAGCGGCGTGAGCATGGCGCCGCCGGCCGCCGTGCTGTCGGACTTCTATTCGGTCGGGGACGAGCTGTATCTGCTCATCTGGGACGCGACGACGCAGACTGCGCAAACGTGCGTCATCGACGCCGTCAATGACGGCGCGTCTGAGCTCCGTGTGACCTTCGATCTGTCGCCGACGCTGAGCGGCACGCGATATCTGCGTTTCGCCAACTACTCGGACGGCACGCTAACGACATCGCAAAAACGCTTCGCATTCTACGCAGACGGCTCGCGACGCCTCGACGATGGCATCGGGGGGTTTGATCCTGCGCGGGAGTATGCGGCATGAGCACATCACTCTTCGAGGGACTCGTCCGGTATCAAGATTCGCAGTGGGGAGACTACGATCCGGTCGATGCCGCGCAGTCGCGCGCCGTGATGAGCAACGTCATGCACTCGGCCGATTCGTGCGGCCAGGTGCTCGTCAACTGGCGCGTGGCCGATGCGCGGTCTGTGAGCCGCGTCCTGACGCAAGCCGTGACTTACTACGCGGTCTGGACAAGCGCGGCGCTGCCGATTCGATTCAACGGCGACGGCAGCGCATACAAGCTCCGGATTCGGCTTCGGGCCGCTGCCGGTGTCGCCGGCACGGTCGACTTCGCGGTGTGCGTGATCGGAGGGAATCAGAGCGTCGACGCTGCTTACGATGCGATCACAGCCGGCACTCCCGTCGCGACCACCGCGAGCTCGAGCTCGACGTCGCACGCATGGCTCACGCTCTCGACGTCGACTATTAGTCTGGTCTCGGGCAGCGAAGCGATATCCGGTGTCACGCGCAGCACGCGCAGGGAGATCGGAGGCGCAGCGGTAGGCGTCAGCTACGATGCGGCGAAGATCGTGGTGATGGCGCAGAGGTCTACCGGCTCTGGCTCCACGACATCGGCGCTCATCAGCGGCTTACATGCCGCCGAATACATCGGACCCTGACCTATGACCCTTTCGCGCGTGCCGCAGTTCCGAGAAAAGATCTCGTTCACATCCATCGTCGCTGGCGCACCTGTCGCCTCGACCGACTGGCAGCGCGCGGCGGCGGTTCAAAACTGGGTCGCTGGTCGTGGGCGTCAAAACATCCCGACGTTCAAGCCCGAGCATTCCGCGAACAAAAGCACGACGTTTCGTTATGCGATTCGCATTTTGCCGAGTTATTCGGCAATCGACTTGGTTGCGATGGTCGCGACCAAGAACGTCTCATCGGTCTTGCCAGGGATAGTCGACGCGCCGGTCCCGATACTGCTGAGCGTGTCACCGCGAGCTGCTTACAGCTCGGCCGCGATTGATATCAATCTGGATGTCATTGTGCCGGTTACCGATACCAACGTGGAATCAATCGCCGTCTACGAAGTGCCGCGTGCGTACCTCGAGCAGACCGCGAGCGCGGGCGGCATCGACACCACGGCACTAGCGGCGGGGCAGCCCATCACAGCGGCCAGTGTCGAGGCGCTCGCCGATGCGCTCGCCGATGACACGTTCGGCACGCGCACGCTTGCGTTTCATGCGGTGCCGTATTCAAACGGCTCGAGCACGATCACGACTTACGCGACAGACTCGACGAGCGCGACCTTCGCGCCCGTCGTCGGCGGCAATGGCGTGCCGGTGCTTGCGCGAAAGAAGCGCGTCGGCGACACGACGCGCACCGTCAAAGCGCGCTGTTACGGCTGGGTCACGAGCGGCACGACCGGCGAGTTCCGAGTCGAGTCGAGCGTCAACGGTGCGAGCTCCGCCGTGAGCTTCACGAATACGACCCCGGCGTGGTCGAACGAAATCACCGATCTCGTGGTCGATTGTGAAGACCTATCGACCGCGACCGGGCTGCAATCGGCGACCTGGGACGAGCTGACGTGCGACTCGCGTCGGTCGGCTGGAGCCGGCACGGTCTACGTCGCCGGCTGGATCGTCTACGAATGATCGCGTGCTACTCTCACCCTGAGGATTCCGATGTCGACCAATCTCATCTCCGCTGCTTTCGCGACCGCGCCCATCTACACCGGCACCGTCGACGCGACGACCGTCGCTGCGGGTGAGCCGCAGCGTCTCTCCGGCACGGGCGCCACGGGCGCCGCGAACGCGACCGCGCTGCCGGTCGGGCGCTATGCGACCTTGCAGGTCGCCGGCACCGCTGTGCGAGCTCGCTGGGGTGCCACAGCGCCCGAGGCTGACACGACCGATGTCTACCTCTCGGCGGGCGCGAGCTTCAGCTGGTACGTCGAGCAGAGCTCGCAGTTCGTGAGCGTGCAGGCGGCCGACGGCTCTGCCGCTTTCGAGGCGCACGTCTGGTGCTCCTCGCCGAAGGTCGCGTGATGTCGAGGCGCTTCGCAGGCACCGGCCTCCTTCGCCGCCCCGGCACGCGGTTCACGCTCGGCGGGGGCGCAGTCCCGGTTCCCTCGTATGACCCCGACGCGCAAGCGTATTTCGATCGCGTCGAAGGCCCGAGCGGAGACGATCAAAGCCTGGAGCCCGAGGTCAAAACTGCAATCAACGACTTTGTGGTCGGATGCAAGGCCGATGGCGTCTGGGCCGCCATCAAAGCGTCGTGCATCCTCGCCGGTGCGCGGACGCTGTCCGGCGCATTGCAGCCCCTGGTGGGCGCGGCGCCGACAAACTTCAACTTCGTGTCTGGCGACTACAGCCGAAAAACGGGGTTGGTTGGCGATGGAACCACAAAGTACCTGAGCAGCAACCGAGCCAATAATGCCGACCCGCAGGACGATAACCATAACGCCTTCTATGTGACGGCCGCCCCGACTTCTGGTCTGCGGTTCTTTATGGCATCGGACGCTGGTCCGACTACCGGCGCCAACAATTTCTTGCAAAACACCGACGGTAATATCTACGTCAGAAATCGGTCGGCGACCTACAACAACACTTTGGCAAGCGCTTTCATCTTGGGGTTCAAGGGCTTTAGCAGAGACAACTCTGCTACCTACACCCTGCGAGACAACGCCACGACCTCAGTGATTACCCGCGCGTCCGAGACACCCTCCGCGTCGGCCATCCAGATATTCGACCGAGGCACCACGCCGCCGCATTCTCCGACCGACGCCCGTCTGGCCTTCTATTCCATCGGCGAAGATCTCGATTTGGAGCTGCTCGAATCTCGCGTTTCTACGCTGATTGCCGCACTTGAGTTTGGTATCAACACTGGCCTTGCCGCAAGTGACTACGACGCCGACACCGTGGCCTATGTCAATCGCGGCTACGCAGCAGGAGGGTCACTGTCATGAGCCAAGTAAAAGACCTCGTTGACGCCATCGACGCATTCATTACGGGCAGCAAAGCTGACGGAACGTGGAACGCCATTAAGGCATCCTGCATTATGGCGGGGTGGGATAACCTGAATGGTGCGCTGACACCGCTTGCTGGCACGGCACCGACAAACCACAATTTTGTCTCCGGCGACTACGACCGCAAAACCGGTTTGACGGGAACCGGGAGCGAGTATCTGGACACGAACAGAGCTTGCGACGCCGACCCTCAAAACGATCAGCACGTCGCGGTTTACACAACGACACCGGAGTCAGGCGCCAGCTCGTATGCTTACATTTCAGGCGGCGCGTCTTCTTTCGGCGCGTCTATCACCGAGGTTCTTCATGTGTCTTCGCAAGTGTATTTCCGAAGCCGAAACGTAGGAGGGGCCGCGATTGGTTCGCCCACGCCGACATCGCCAGCCTTTCTCGGCGTATCGCGAAGCGCTTCGTCAAACTTCGGCTGGAGGCTTGGCGGTACTACAACGACACAAAACACGAACAGCGTAACCTCCTCCGCGCTCAATGTGTTTGTGTTTTCTCGATCTAATGCCACGCTTCTAAGCAGGGCGGAAATTGCGTTCTATTCGGTCGGCGAATCGCTGGACCTGTCACTCTTGGAAAACAGAGTGACAACGCTAATTGCAGACATCGCGTCAGCCATACCGTAGGATTTTCATACCTGGCCAACAAGTACGGGATCACAATATGAACGCCCTGATCTTCACCGACGCTGACGCGCAAACGCTGATTGCGGCTCAATCGGGCCGGCACAGACTCGCCCCAGCTCCGATGACGGACGGGCGCTGGTTTCTGATGGAAGACGTACTAGCCGAGATTCCTGACGGGCTTTTCGGCGAGCTGATTGTCGGCTACGAAGTGGCGTCGTTCGAGAGTATTCAGCCCCTTATCCCCGCGCCGGAGGATATCCCGTGACCACCCAGCCACCGCCATCGATCAAAATCCCGCAATGGACGCTCGGCATCCTTGTCACGCTCCTGAGCGTCGGCGGGTCTGCGCTCGCGACGCTCGCCGTCACGACCGCCGAGGTCGAGAGCGTCGCGCAAGAAACCGCTGCGCTCGCACAGCGCGTCGACCGCCTGGCGGCATCCGACGCCGACAGAGCTCGCGAGCAAGCCGTGCTTTCGGAGCGCCTCGACTCGATTCAATCGCTCCTCGTCGAGGTCCGGTCAGACGTCCGGCAGCTCGCCCGCCTGGCGCCGACGCGATGATCGAGGTGGTGATTCGCGGCTATGGCTCGGCGCACGTCGTCGAGCTCGAGTGGGCGCTGGCCGTCATGCTCGAATGGTCGCTGTTTCAGTGGGCGGAAGATCCCTACCTGTCGTGAGGTTTTCATGTCGATTCACTGGTCGGTTCTAGTCGCATCGCTTGCCCTCATCGGCGGCGGCATCGCGCTCCTCGTCACCGACACCGCTGCCGAGGTCGGGTCTGGTCTCGTCGGTGCCGGGCTCGGTCTGCTCGGCCCCAGCGCAGTCAAGCGGGCGCCGTCGTGAGCGCGCGTTATCGCGTCGTCGAGCTCTCGCGCCTCGACCCCATCGAGCGCCCCGAGTCGCCGTGGCGCGTCGCGCTGACGATCGCGGCCGTTGTCGCCTACGTCGTGCTCCTCGGCGGCTGCGGCGCGTCGAAGCTCGACCGTGCCACGACCACCTACGGTGTGGCGCACGCGCTCCAGAGCGGCGCCGTCGCGACGGTGCGGCGCGAGGTACGCGACGACCTGCGCGAGACGTGCTCGAGCGAGACGAGCCCGGCTGCTATCGACGCATGCGTCACCGAGCGCGCGGAGCGCTGGCGCGCAGCGGAAGCGGGCCTCGACGTGAGCGCGGCGGCGCTCGACGTCGCCGGCGCAGAGCTCCTCGCATGGGCCGAGGACGGCGACCCCGACGCGGCGCCGCGCACAGCGTGCGAGCGGCTCTCGTCGGCGGTCGAAGCGGTCGCGCACGTCGTGCGCTTGCTCGACGCGCTCGGTGTCAGACTGCCGGCGGGGCTGCCGTCATGGACGTGCGGAGGTGACCGGTGAGCCTGCTCGACACTGACCAGCGCGAGAAGCTCGGCGTCGGCCTCGACCTCGCCGGGCGGCTCCTCGGTGAGCTGCTGCCGGGGCTGAGCGGCCCGGTCGCGCGCGGTCTGCTCGGCGCGGTGCGCGAAGTGCTACGCTCGGGGCGCGAGCCCGAAGAAATCGTCGCGCATCTGCGACGGCTCACCGAGCGCGGAGCGGCGCGGCTCGAGCTTGACGAAGAGGCCGCGAAGATCGCCGAGGAGCTGAAGCGGGGGCTCGGGTGACAGTCCCGCCCTGGCTCGTCGCGCCCGAGTCTGACCGCGTCGTGCCCATGATCGACGCGCAGGGACAATACGCCTTCCACGCTGGGTGCAATCGAAATACGAGGTCGCAGGACGCTGTGACGCGCATTGTGTGCCACTGGACCGGCGGCACCGGCGGCGCCGAGCGCGTCGTGCGCACGCTCGCGAAAAACGCGCTCAGCATCCATTACGTGGTCGAGCCGTCCGGTCGCATCGTGCAGACCGCGACGCACGATACGCGATGCGCGCACGCCGGCGTGGCGAATGACGGCAGCATCGGCATCGAGGTCGTCTCGCGCGGCTACCCGACGCGCGCCGATGACGAGCACGATACGTACACCATCGGCGGTCGCCGCGTGCGATGCCTGCGCTGGCCAGCCGAGCAGATGCACAGCGTCGTCTGGCTCGTCGAGGCGCTGTGCGGCGAGCTCGGCATCCCGCGCGTCATCCCCGGCGAGAACGGCGAGGTTAGCCTGTCACGGCGCGGCGGGCCGCACGGATGGGTCAAGCTCGCGGGAGTCATCGGGCACCTGCACGTCCACTCGAAAAAAGACGACCCCGGCGGCGCGCTCTTCCACGAGCTCGCGCAAGAAGGCTTCGCGCTCGGCGACGTCTAAGCGCGCCGCGCGCATAGCCGCGCATAGACGACGACCCGCCGAGGACCATCCCCAGCGGGTCGCGTGAGCGAGAGGCGCGACTCCCGCCCGGTGTCAGGGTAGCGCGTCGCCGCGTTGCTCGGCGGCCTCAGCGACCGCCAGCACGCGGCGCACGGCCGCCGAAAGGGTCTCGCCCCACCGGGCGAGACGCGCCTTCTCGTCGGCGCTTAGGCTGACGCTGGTGCCCTTTCGGGTGCGTCCGGTGGCCGGGCGGCCGGGGCCTTTGCGGGTCACGCCGGCACCCGAAGCGTGGGATGAAACCCGCATCCGGGCGTGAGCACTCGCCAGCCGCTAGACCAGGCGATGCTCATACCGTCCGCGCGGCGCCATCCGCCGGAGCGGGTGTAGGCGAATCCGTTGGCTTTGGCCCAGGTTTTTTGTCGCGCGTTCATGGTCTCTCCTTCTTTGGCTTCCCAGACGCCTTTCGGCGTTTCGGCCCCTGCCACGGGGCCATCTTCAGTGGGTCAAGCGGGGAGCAGGGTCCGCTTCGAGCGACGCACCGCCATCTAGGTTCACCCCAGGGCCTCGATCGCATCGATCATCGCAAGGCCTTCTTCCTGTCCCCACTGCACACCCGCGTCCACGGAGTCGTGGATCACGGACCGGATCGCGCAACGGGCCTCGTGGCGACCCATGCAATCGCTCGCGTCGATGGACGCGAGCAGGATTCGGCCCGCGTCGCGGACCTCTGCGGATGCTTTGGTGAGGTTCCCCCACCCGACGGACTCCCGCGCGTCCGCAAGGAGCTGATACCCGCAGATCACGCCCACGGCGTTGTTAAGGGGGTTCGAGAGGGTGGGGGCGGCTGGGCGGCGCATATCGGGCTCCTTGTTTCGTGGCGGTCTCTCCCGCCGACGAGAAAGACTATGATTCCATCACACCTAAATAGCAAGAAAGAAAAACAACTATTTTCTAAGTGCTAGTTATTGCTCGCTTTTCCAACGTAGCTTTTCGGCCCGCTTGCGCTCCCGTACACCTCGACGCGCCTCGTCACCGCGCGCTCGCGCCGCGCGAGGTCGCGCAGATACGCGGCAAGCTGGTCGGAGCTGAGCGCCTCGAGTGTCTCCGCGTTCGCGCGCTCGCACGCGGGGCAGCGCGCGACGGCTCGCGCGGCGCTGTGCAGCCCGCAGCCGAGCTCCCAGCGCCCGTCGTCGAGGCGCACGGGTGCGCTCGTCGCCGTGTCGAGGCGCTGCCTCTCGACGCGGCGTGCGGCCGCGCGGCGCTTGCTTTCGATCTGCCGCTCGGGCTCGGGCGCGGGCTCGCGCCAATACGCCGCAGGGTCGCGACGAATCTGTGCGCGGAGCTTGTCGGCAGCGGCGCTCGTGTCGACGCGGCGCACGACGCACGATCGCGTGCGCTCGCCCTGCTCGTATCGGCGCAGGCTCACGACGATGCGCCCGCTCGGCACGCGCCGCTGCTCGACCGACCATCGCACGCGCTGACTCCTCGGCCCGCGCTTGACGGGCTCGCGCCAGTGCGCCGCCGGGTCGAGGCGCACGACGACGCGCGCGGCCTCGGCTTCGGCGCGGGTCGCGTGCGTCGACAGTCGAGCGCGACGCACGGTCTCGGCGCGCCGCTCAAGGTCGACGGCGTACCTGTCGCCGAGGATGACGATGCGGACGGACCAGCGCGGAGTCACGACCGCGCCTCTCTTCGCGCCACGCGCACCGCCATCATCACGGCCGATTGGTCGTCAAGCTCGTGGTGCCAGCGGCCTTGGACGCGCGCCTCGCGGTCGAGGAGCGCAAGCGGCACGCGCTCGTACGGCGCGCAGCACGAGACGATCACCGGCACGTCGAGGCTGAGCGCTTGTTCGAGCTCGCGGTAGACGCCGGACGTCGTCGTGCCGAGCGGCGCGAGCACGAGCAGCGCGTGGGCTTGGCGAATCCACTGTCGCCAGATGCACGGTACGAGGTCTCTGTCGGCGGCGCCGCTAGCTTCGGAGCCGAGCGCTTCGACTTCTTCAATCCAGTCGCCACCCACGACGCGCACGCCGTGTCGCGTGAGCGTCTCGCGCACCTCGCGAGCGCGCTCAATCTCAGCGGATGGCGCGGACAGATAGACGGCGGGGCGCAGGTCAATCGGCATCGGTCGGCTCCTCCCGAATGACATCGATGCAGCTATTCGGCGCGCACGACGTGTCGCGTGAGTCCGCGACCACCGCTGAGCGGGCCAGCATCGAAGGGTCTGGACGCAGCGCCTCGAAGCGGGCGCGCAGGGCGTCGCGCTCGGCAATAGCAGCGTCGCGCTGCTCGGTCAGTGCGAGTGAGAGCCTCGTCTCTTGGCGCAGCGCGTCGGAGATCTCCGAGTATTCCTCGCGCGCCGCAAGGGCCGCCAGCCGCCAGCTCTCCGCCTCCGCACCATCGCGCCCGACCTGCTCACGCACGATTGCTGCGATTAGTCTTGATATCGAGCTCATCGCCCACCTCCTCTTTCAACCACGCTCCCAGAATCGTCGCCGCGATTGCGGCCGCTTCGCGCTCGACGCCACGCCTCACGTCGGTCGAGATGTGGCGGATGCGCCGCAGCACGAGCGATTGAGTCGACGTCGGGAGCGCAATCCATCGCGCCGCGCTCGAGCGCCCCTTCGTGCGCAGCGCCTCTTTGACCGCGCGCTCTGCCTCGAGCGCGTCGCGCCACTGCTCGCGCAGTGCGATCATCTGCGCCGGTGACTCGCCGCCACGCTCGGCGTATCGCTCTGTCAGCGACTCACGCAGCGCGCGCCAGAATGCCGCCCGCCGGTAGTACGACATCGCCGTCCACGCGTCCTCGGCCTCGTGACGTCGCTTGCTCCGCAGCGTATGCGCAGGCCTGGCGCTACTCAGCTCGGCGCGCAACCGCTCGACCTCCGCCCGCGCCTCGTCGCGCTCGCGCATCAGCCTCGTCACCAGCGCCGTCGCGTCATCAAGCATTGCGCACCTCGGCTTCGGTGATGTCGTGGTCGAGCGACGACGCGAGTTGGTTCGCCGCGCGAAGCGACGCGGCCGCGATGTCGACGAGCTCGCGGATAAGCTTGGTGGTCGAGCGCATCGAATCGCGTTGCTTCACAACCTCGAAGAGCTCGTCAAGCTCTTCGGCGAGCACGCCGTAGATTTCATGCGGGCTTGAAAACGGCCCGCAGTGCTCGGCGATTTCGCGCGCGCGCTTCGAGACCAGCGCGTCAAGTTTTCCGTCACCCATCACACCCTCCTTCGTCTTTGACGTGCGCCGTCACGCGCTCGTACTTGCCATCGGGCTGAACCTCAATCTGGCGCACGCGCAACGGTCGCTCGGCTAGCCACGCAGCGGCCGCGACCGCGCTCGTCGGCACGTCGCCGGAGCCGACCAGGCGCCGCCACCATTGCTCCGCTTTGCGGCGCGCGAAACCGTCGTGCTCGAGGCAGACATACTCCGAGAAGCGTCGCATCCCGCACTGATAGTCGACGCGCAACGTCGTCATCCCGCTTGAGCGCGAGAGATGCGGGACCGCTTTGACCCCGTCGACGTCGAGCCAATCGCTTGCGCGCTCGCCGCCGAGAATCGCGACGTCGTCTGCGCGCACGTCATGCTTGCGCTCATCGCGCGGCCATTCGTACCCGCACGCGCATTCGCGCGCGCTAAGCGCAACGTACTCGTCGCATTCGGGGCACGTCTTCACCGGCGCGGGCGCGGGCTTCTTCGAGCCGCCCTTGCCGCCGTCAACGCGGATGCGGTCGACCGGGCCGTGACGGCGCACGTTGCCGCCGAAATCGAGCACGAGGCAGTCGCGCTTCTCCGGCGCGATGCGGAAGCCGCGACCGGTCATCTGGTAGTAAAGCCCCGGCGATTTCGTGGGACGCAAGAGCACGACGCAGTCGGTCTCCGGCGCGTCGAAGCCGGTCGTGAGCACGCCGACATTGACGAGCGCGCGGAGCTCGCCGCGCTTGAATGCGGCAATCGTCGCATCGCGCTCGGCGGTCGGCGTCTCGCCGAAGACGCAGGCGACTGCGACGCCGCGCGCGTCGAGCTCTGCGGCGACGGCGAGCGCGTGGCTCACGCCGCTGGCAAAGACGAGCCATCGCGAGCGGTCGGCGGCGTGGCGCATGATGTCGTCGACTGCGCGCGGCACGAGGTCGCCGCCGAGCATCGCGGCTTCGAGCTCGCCAGGCGCGTAATCTCCGGCGCGCACGGTGACGTTCTCGAGGTCGGCCTCGACGCGGCTGCCTTTGCTGCGGAGCGGCGAGAGAAAGCCCTCGTGGATCAATCGCGGGATCGAGACGTCGATCACGACGTCGGTGAAGATGCGACCGTCGCCCTCGGTGAGAAGCCCGGTGTCGGTGCGGTAGGGCGTGGCCGACAGGCCGATCACACGCAGGTGAGGGTTGCGCGCGCGGAGCTGCTCGATTGCGGTGCGATACTGACCCTCGCCGGCTTTCGGCACGAGGTGGCATTCGTCGATGAGCACGAGGTCGGCGTCGAGGTCGCCAGTCTCGATGGGTCGAATCGCGCTTTGAATCGACGCGGCCGTCACGGGCGCACCGAGCTCCTTTCGACCGAGCCCGGCGCAGTAGACGCCCACCGAGCCGAATGGGAGTAGCGCCTCGAGCTTCGCGACGTTCTGCTCCACGAGCTCGCGGACGTGCGTGAGCATCAAGAATCGCTCGCCCGGCCAGCGCGAGAGCACTTCGCGCACAAAGGCTGCGATGACGATCGACTTGCCCGCGCCGGTCGGGAGCACGATCAAGGGATTACCCGTCATGCCCGCCTCGAAATACGCGATGACGCGGTCGACTGCGGCGCGCTGGTACCAGCGGAGCTCGAAGGTCACATCAAATCCTCATCGGCATGACAATGCACATGACCTCGACGTCATGCGATGACGCTTGTTCGATGAGCATCGGCGCGAGCTCGTCGCCGCATTTCACGGCAACGTCCTCCGTGCGCATGGCTCCCAGCGCGTCGAGCAGGTAGCGCGCATTCGCTCCAGTCGACCACGCCTTGCCGGCGTAGTCCGCTGACAGCTCCTCGACAGCCTCGCCGCGCTCGTTGACTCCACGAAGCGTGAGAGCGCCAGGTCCCAGTTCGACGCGGATGCCGGTGCTCTTGTCCGCCGCGAGCAGCGCGACGCGCTTGATGGCAGCCATCACGTCCTCGCGTAGAATGCGCACCTCGCGCGCGTGCTTGGACGGGATCACCTTCTCATATGGCACGAATGCGTCTTGGGCCAGCTTCGCGCCAATCGTGGTGCCGTCGGCGCGTGCGAAGATCACGTCACCCACGACTGCCACGTCGACCGACTCGCTGACATCGGACAGCCGCCGAATCTCAGCAATGGCACGCGACGGCACCAGTGCGCGAGCATCTGGCGCATCGACGGCAATGCTTGCAATCGCGAGACGGTGCCCGTCGGTGGATACCCCGCGCAGCCTGCCGCCGCGCGATTCGAGTAGCACCGCCGCAAGGTGCGGACGTGTTTCGTCGGCCGACGCGGCAAACGCGCTCGACGCGAGCACGCTCGACAGGTCTGCGCCGGGCACGGCCCACCACTCGGCGCCGTCCGGCGTCTCGCGCGCGGGGAAGTCGTCGGCGTCGATGGTCGCGAGCTTGTACTTGCTCTTGCCGGAGCGGAGCTCCAGCGCGCCTTTGAAGTACGTGACGTTGACCGATCCATGCGGGAGCGCGCGTACCACGTCGCCGAGCGTCTTCGCGGTCACGCACGCCGCGCCAGGTTCAGTAACATCCGCTTGCGCTGTGGCATCGGTGCCAATGTAGAGGTCCGTGGCGGACGCCGTGACCCCCGCATCCGCGCCGAGTCGGATGGTGCCGAGGATCGGCATCGTCGCCTTGCGGTCTGCGGCGCCGGATGCGCGCGCCACGATGCGCGCGAATTCTTGCTGCTGAATCGTGAATTTCATGTCTCGTCTCCCTCAGAACATCCGCAGCTGGTCGCCGCCATTGTCGATCGACGCGAGATTGCGCGCGGCCTGTTCGTAGTAGCTGCGCTTGAGCTCGCACCCGACGAATCGGCGGCCCTCCTGAAGCGCGACGTAGCCCTCGCTGCCGATGCCGGCGAACGGCGACAGGACGTTGTCGCCGGGGTTGCTCCAGAGGCGAAGGCAGCGCCGGATAACCTCGAGCTGGAGCGGACAGATATGGCGCTCGTCGTCATGCTCGCGCGCGCTGCGATATTGCAGCGTGTCGCTTGGGTCGATGTCCATCCAGACGGGCGAAGCGTACTTCTGCCACGACTGAACCGGAAACGTCTCGTTCGTGTGCGACACGGGCTCGGGGTTGTCTCCGAGCTTGCGCATCGTCACGACGTAGTCCGGCACGCCCTGTCGCGACATGCACGAGTCCTTCTTGAGCTGCTTGTGGAGCAGCCCGAGCGCCTTCGTGCGCTGCATCGCGGTGACAGGGTCTTTCCAGATAACGACCTCGGAGTGAAAGACGAATCCGGCGCGCTGCATGGCACGGATGAGGTCGCCTCGGAAGTCGCGCAGTCCGATGAAGCCGTCGCGCGCCTTCGACGTAGGCATCAACATGCAATGCATGCTCACGAGTCGGCCGGGCTTGAGCACGCGGTGAAGCTCGGTCGCGAGGTACGCGAAGTGCTCGAAGAACTCGTCATCGTCCGCGCAGTTGCCCATGTCCCGCGGGCTTGCGCTGTACGTGTACAGCGAAGCG